GCGACAACAAACGGTGGTGCTGCTCCGCTGTTTGAAGCTAAAGTAGAAGTAAGTACAGATGCGGTGGAGATGGGTTGACCTACTCGCATTAACTTTTTCCACTCTGCCCCAACACCGAGGTAAAGGTTAGCGTCATCACCATAAGCCAACTGCCCTGCTGATGCCCCAAACGTAGGGTCTTCCCCGCTTAAATGAGTTGCGTTTTGTGGGTCAATTTTCGCCTTGAGCAGTTTTGCTCCAGACTGAAATTCTAAACTAGTAAAAACCTTTTTTGATGCCATGCTATTTAGCTACTATTTTTAACTGAGCGTTCTGTGCAGATATTTGCACCTTCGTAATCGTCGTTGTGTTTTGCACCTCCGCATCAACTTCCTCCCAAGGATCAGATGCCTGTGCGTTATTGCTTTTATAGTACACCGAAACATCGGGTATATATCCGCAGTTGTGTGTAAATTCTATTGGATAGTTTGAGTTACTTGTTCCTGCTGCACAATAGCTGCCAGAATCACTCGGCACATCAAACTCAAAAACCTTGTGAGGGGTTTTCTTGTGGGTTGTCTCGTTGCTGTTTGAATCGGTGGACGTTGTTTCAGTTTCCGCAACATGGTTGGCCACGCTTCGGTAGTAGTCCATATTGTTGCCGTTTAGCAGAGTCGCATCATCGGCGTTGGTTGCCGTTGTTGCATTGGTTGCCTGATCTGCCGTCTCGGCTTTGAGGTTGCCGCTGCTGTCCCTTTGGGGGATTGCGTTGGCTCCAGACCCTACCAGCACTTCCTCCGGCTTTGTAGGGCCACCTACGAGGGTCTTGCCCTGTTTGATGTCAGACTTCCTTAAAACTCCTTCATCGACCGCAATCTCTGGAAGCTCTATTTCCGGAACAGTGACCGTCAGCTTACCAGAGGTGGACATTCTGGCGTCACCAGAGATCCGGACTGCCTTCAGCTTCCCGTCTCTCTGCGCGACAAGCACCTCGCCCTCGTTCGCCGTGTCCAGCTTCGAGTGCTTGATGTTGGCGTTCTTACCAACCTTGTTGTCGGTAATCGCGCCTTGTGCAATTTGTCCACCATTGATCATCAGAAGAACATTAAATTAAACCATGAAGGAGTATCTAATTCGTTGGAACGTACCCACGGCTCGGCAGTGTGTGACTTGTTATAGAATTTGATTTCCAACTTTACCGCTGTGCCTGTTCCAGCCTCCGCGACCGTGGCTGCGTGTGGGAAAACTGAAAATGCGCTAGTAACACAAGGTTTACCAAAACCGAACACCCTAACAGTATCCCCCACCGCAATTGGTGTGCCTGAAGCGAAAACAATTTCTATAACACCCTCTCCGGTCGTGGTTATACTATCTATACCGGAATTCCCTTCAGTCGTATAGGTTGCATTTGTGCTTTCACGGCTAAAAGTACCCCCTGTTTGTATGGCGTTGACCCAAGCCTTTGGAATACATGGGTGATGGCCGAACGACAACCTAACCCCCTCGGCGGTTGACCTGAGAACTTGATTAGCTGCCGTAGGCTGCAACACCTTCGCCGTGCCGTTAAACTTCGTAGTGGTCGTCGCGTCGGAAGGATCGAAATCAATTATGCCTCCCCAAAAACTGTTATCCAGTTCCGCTACGCCTCCAGTGTTTGATGTAGCCGCACCGCCGCCGGGAGTGAGTTTGTCTAAAGTAACGGAATAGGCTGCCAGCTTTGAGTTACTGACAGACCCGCCCTGAAGCATGTCCCTTTTGATAGAGCCGTCCCTCACCTGAAGGGTGAAGGTGTTATTGGGAGTGCTATCCGAACCCTCGTCCTGTTGGGAAACATATACTGATGAGTTTGCGTGAAGCGTTTTACTCTTCAGTGACCAATCGCCTGTCCATGTTCCATCCAGCTCTGTCGCATGTCCGATTAGAAAACTGTTAGGCTGGCCAGCCCATAACTCCTCAAACTGTCCTGTCGGCGTGTTGTTGATTGCCCCACTAGCAAGAATCACTCCCTTCTTGTTATAAGAAGACGGATCCATTGTGACGCCGCCGCCGGGAGCTGATGGGGTAAGCGTTGACTCTCCCATTTTGGAAGGATCAACCGCCCCGGCTGCAAGCTGCGTTGTGTCAACCGAACTAGCCCCCAACTCACTTGAATCGATGGATCCGCTAACCGACACGGTAGGCGTTGCCGCCGCATTTAACTTCGCCGTGTTTACCGTTTCACTGTCGGTGAAAGTGTGGCCCGGTGTTACTGTTACATTTAAACTCATACTGCTTCAGATGTTATCGTTCTCGCTCTCTGTGTTCCTAAAATTGTTAACTCTTTTATATCTATAACTCCGTACTCACTTGTGTCGGATTGGGTCGTTATCTTCACTTGGGCAAACCGGCCCTCCTTCAAAAACCTGTGACGATCCATCCAGCTCTGCTTCAGGTCAGGCGTGACGCCCTTGCTCCCCAATACAAACGGGATCGCAACACTGTAGTCCTGACGGTTGGCATTATGAAAATCGTTGTTGGCGTTTGTCGCGACATAGTCCGCATCTGCAAAGGTTTGATACTTTGTCCGGTCAAACTTCTTGTCGGTGACCAGACTGACGCTCTCCTCAACGCCATCAACCAAGATCGACACTGAGTAGTTTGGATACCAGCTCGCCACTCCCATCGACAAAGCCTGAAACCGTTTCATGTCCGGAACACTGCCGCCATACCCGCGAGTCACCAGCTCGGTCGCTATCGTCTTCTCGTCAACCTTGTTGGTTGTGGTGTTGATAACCTCATCCATGTAGCCGCCGAACATGTTGTCGTCGTACAAGCCAAGCGTTCCGTCGCTGCTAATAAAAAACAAACGCCTCGCTCCCCGGTAGTCCTTCAGGATCCATTCCCGAATTCCTGTCCAAGTGGATCCGGTCAGCTTCCCAATTGCGTCACCGTGATCGATGCCGCTCCATGCCTTGTTGATGAAGTCATAAACCAGCACGGCATTGTTCTCTGTTGGGTTGTCGCCGTTCAGCCCCTTCAGAGGGACTGCCAGAAAGTATTTGTTGTCATGGTAAACACCGACCGCATTGTCAGCGTAAGTCCAGTTGATGTTCTCGATGATGTTGCTGATGGGTTCCGACAACGGAACGTCCACCCCTTGAGTCTGGCCTGACTCGGTCATCTGTAAACTGACAACACCGCGCTGGTCTGACAGGAAGATCAGATCCTTGCCTGCCGCCGCCAAACTCTTGGATGCCTTCAGCCCGTACTGATCCGTAATGAGATCGAGGTAAGCCCCGGCCAAGTCGCCATACAGATTTCGCACTGCATAAACCGAACCCGTCTTGAAGACGATCAAGGTGTTTGGATCAAACTTGAATACAGCCTTGAGAGAATCGCTTGAGCCGACGTTGACACGCAGGCTGCTTCTGGTTGGCTCGAAGGCGGTGTAGTTCAGGTAATCGGAAACTGCAATTTCATCCCGGCCATGAGGCACCACTAACCGGTTCCCAAAGTACACTCCCGTGTCGGCGTTCGGGATGCTTTCCAAACCTGTGCCGTTTGGGTTTTCGTCAACATCTTCGCTCTCCTCTTTGCCTACTATTTTAAATCCGGCAGCAAGGTCTTCACTCAACTCAAGCGGAGCATCGTCCTTGCCCCTGAACATGATCAACTTCTCAAAGCACTGAACAAAGGTTACCCGGTCATGGGATCCTGTTATCAGGTCTGTGTAGTGAGTGGAGTCAGCCGACGCTGCATAGGTCTTTCCGTCAACCTTCAGCTCCTCACTTGCGTTATTTTCCTGAGTAATAAAAACCCCGGTCGTCGTCGCTACAACCAACCACTCGATGTCGTTGGGCGTCCGGAAAACTCCAGCTCCATACACGGTGCCGTACTTGAAAACCAATGCCCCCTTGTCAGTCCAGTAGCTAGTGTTGACCGTGACGGCAGGGCCGGAGGTGTTATACGCCGTGACCGGCAGTTGCCCTTGGCTAGATCCGGAATTTAAACTGGTTCGCTCGAAGTAAGGGCCAGCAAGCCTGTTGCTGCTTGGGCCATCGGGATCCGCATTCGGCGTTACCCCATTGTACGCCTCGGTCGCTGTCGTAATGACGGTAGCCGCATCGCCTGTTCCGCCTTCTATCTTCAGGCCGGAAAACCGAACGATGTCGCCAGTAGCGTAGGCGACGTTCTCGTAGAAACCAGAAGCCTTGTTTGACCAAGGCAGAATCTTTACCCCTCGCCGGGTAGTGGCAACGCCCTTAATGAACCTTCGGTTCTTGGCCGAAGATACCAAACCTTGTTGCGTCAGGGCCGGATCCGTTCTTCCGTTCACCCCGACGAATCCCTGATCCAAATCGGTTATCGGTGGTTGGGGCATTTTTCAATTTCCTTTTCAAGACCCGCTATCGTTTTCAAAGTTTCCCGGCACCACTCTGGGCTGGCCATCGCCGCCTTCTTGAAGCCCCTCTCGTTCTGGCCCGTCATCAGCCTCTCGGTATTGTTCAATGCTACCGATTGACATCCTGTCGCCAACAATGCCGTCAATAGCATCATCGATGTTGCGAACCTTTTGGCCATGCCGAGCATTGGCTTTTTGAACACGATACGCATCAACCGCCTGTTCAAATAGCTTTGCCAATAACGGCACCGCCTTGAACAAAGCAATGATGCCCTGAATCATCCGGCAGTGTCCGACTTCACCCCGCTCCGAATAAACATCGCGAGGAGGGCGGTGATTATGGACTGTATCATCGTGGACATAGGCATTGTTTCGGGATCTTGTAGGAACATCCCGACACAAACAGCTATGGCACCTATGCCGGTAGTGTAGGTCTTTTTGCCAGAAACGGCTTCTAACGCTTTCATTTGTTTTTTATATTATAATGTATCTGATAAACCTTGTACCCAAGGTAAACACATGTAAGCAGTGAAACCGTTATCTTTAACCAAAGATCTATGTTCAACAGGAGGTTACCAACCCCTGCCGTTGAAGCTAAAAGTACCTTGGCGTCATCAATCCAGCTCACCACTCTCGTCCGGTTCAGGAGCAGGCTCCTCATCCGGAATGTCTTTCACAAGTTCGTTCAAAACTTGTCCGGCCTGCGCCACTTGTTCGTGGCCTTCGCGATTTAAAGCCGCCATACCGGCAGCTTGGAACAGTAGGTTTAGTGCTTGTTTTGCGTTCATGTCTAACTAAATAAATTCTGTGAAAACCACCGCGCTGCCAGCGGTAGCTGGGCCATCGTATGCCTCAATCATAAGGTTTTCAGCAATGGCCAACTTTAAGTGGTAAGCATTAGAAGCTCCCGCCGTTGTGGAGAAGTTCACATAGGCAACCGCTCCCGTGCCGTTTGAAATAAGCAACCGCCGCCTTGCCGTGTTTGCCACAAGGGTCGTCGCAACGCTTTTCACCGAGGAACTCGGTGCCTGTCTTACAGTGTTCATAATTAATATCCTCTAAACTTTGGTTGAACCGTGTCGCCCTGTTGGTTGGTTGCCTTCTTAACTTCGCAACCCAACAAACGGTTCGACTCATTAAATTGTATCCCGGCCAGATCTGATTTCTCGTCCAGCAATAATATGTCCGCCGAGATGGCTTTCTCCAGATAAGCTCCGAAGATGTAGGGGATGTCTACCTTTGACCAAGCCCCATTAACCGCTCCGTTTGTGCTGGGGGTTGCGGTAGTGCTTGAGGTGATAACAGTATAGAATTCTCCAACGTCCCGGCTGTCTGCTCCCTCGTAAAAAACTTGCTGGCCCTCGTAGTAAGTCTTGGTCGAATCGAACTTGTCTCCCTTTATCTCCGGCGCACGTTTTCTGTATTCCAGATAAATATAACTCTTGTCCACATACGGAAACACAACCCCAATATCCTTTACCTCAAACGGGAAAGTTTCGTAGTCCAAACTGAGCCTTGGATCCTTTGACGTTCCCCGGTAGGTAGCACCTATCTCTGTTTGCAGATTCTGCTCATGCGAAACGTAGGTGATGTAATCTGTTAGGCTTGTCCAATCTGTGCTGACGCCGGGAGTGCCGGTCGTCGAACCTCCGCTGGAGTTGGTGTAGTATTTGTCAGAGTGATAAACCTCTGCGCCATCCGCATAGGTTCCTGACGCCCAAGTGTCGCGCCAGTACCTCTTCTCGATTGTCATCAGGTCAGGCCAAAACTCCAGCTCGTAAGCCTCCCTGAGACGACGGTTCATTGATCCTCGAAAGAGAACAAACTCGTCGTTAGTTAAATTAGAATAAAGACGGCCAGTAGATTCGACCGCCCCTTGTAATACGTTTCTGGCTGAAACTTTTCTCACTAGCTTCCATGCCCCACTTGGGTCTTCGTCCCTACGCTTTTGACCGCAACTTCAGGATGATTCTTGACCACCCAGTTGAGGTAGTCGTTGTCCTGAATCGATTCTCCCTTGCGTAGGAAGTTAGACAGATACCCGTTCAGATCGAACCTAGCGACCAACCGGCCAAACCCATTGCTTGACCGGTGGTCGCGTTGATTCTCCTTGGCGATTTTCTTCTGATTAATTTCAGACTGAACCATCTGCATCTGATGCCCTGTCACCAATTCCTTGATGATGGCGTTCTTCTGCCCCGGCCCAAATTCAGAAAGATCGACAAGGTCTGACATCACTTAATCATCTTGAAGGCACCTAGCCCAAGTGGATTCTTCACGCACAACCCGGCGATTGCATCGACTGCAAAACGCTCGCCTGCACCTTGGTTCGGTAGCGGCTGAACTTGTGGCAACTGATGGAACCGAAGCTCCAAAAGATCCATGTCCAAAACGTAACCGTAAGACAGTTGCGGAGCGGCACCCACACCGTTTGTTAAGCCAGACCAACTAATAGCTTTTGTGTTAGATCCAGTTTCAGAACTAGTGGGGAAGTTGAATGCGTTCCAAAGCGTCGGCACCAACTGAAGGGTTCCGAAGTCACCCTCGTAAACATCGACGGTCGAGATGACCTTCTTGTCCGCGAGACTAGCCCCGTAACTGCGAGCAACTGTAGCACCGCCGGAAGATGCTCCCACACTGACTGCCGTGTAGTCCTTGAACCGTTTCTTGAGGTTCGGGCCGCAAAGCAGTGTCTTCGTGGATATCTTGCCGGTCTGCTCGTAGATGCTTTGCAGCACTCCGTTCACTTGATCCTCTGTAAGGGTATCAGTAGTCCGAAGTGCGTCAGCTCCTGATCCGTTGGTAATGGTTGCAGCGTCGTTATCAACCGGATCCGAATCGAACACACTTGCAGCCGGAGTGGAATAACCAGCAGGCGCAACTCCAGCAGTGTCATGGTTGTCAATGAAAGCACCCAAAGACGCAGTCTTGTTTCCTTTCGATGAATCGCCGGTAACTTTACCAGCGTTATAGAAGGAGTTTTTGGTTCCCCCAGTTTTAGGAATGTGATCTGCACAAAGGCGGATTTCCATGTCCCGCTTCAGGGCCAGCAATTGCTTGCGAACTGCATATGCCCTTTGGTTGGCAACGCCAGCCAAGTTGGTTGCAGACTCTGTCAGCTTGGAAACCAAGGCAGCGCGTCTGAACCACTGGACACGGTTGTCCATGATGGCGTAATCATCGAGAACTTGACCGAAGTCAGAAGCGGCTGAACCACCAGTGTTAGCGGAACTGAAACCGTGCTGTAGATCGTGTCCATCAATTGCTGCATTATCCTCTGCCGCTAATTCCTTATCGACAGGCCATTCAAAGTTGAGGTTAGTAACCCCCCCAGCTTTCGGTATCATGGCCATCAGCGGACACTCTTTGGCATCCACTAAAGTTATGGCGTTGAGTAAGTCGCGGTTAGAACCGCCCGGTGCAGGCCCAAATACTTTTTCAGCAGAGCCGCTTGTTTCGTTTGTTGTATAACTATATAAAGACGAAGCCATTTTATTTCTTCATTTATTGAAGAACTCCCGCATTCACTAGCATGCTATCTAGCGAATCTTTGGATGGATCCGTGAACAGTCTTTCTCTGGATGTTTCGTAGTTGTTAGCCGCATCATCAGCAGCGGCTGGTGCCGCTTTTGGTTTGCCGGGACTTATTGGTTGCTTTTTGGGTTTCGCCTTGGCTGTTGCCTTAACCTTACCCCTTTGTTGTTCAATCATTACTCCCGTAACGTACCGTGCAATTTCCAGTTTGCTTGTAGGCACACTGGCCAAAGCTGGTGATGACTTAACGACTTCCCCGAAAATCTCCATTTCAGCAGACTTATCATCTGCGAGCCATGGATATATCTGCTCGGCTTGTGCATCGAATTGCTCCTTGTGTTGAAGCTCGGTTTTTCGTCTCGGAATGTTTCTCGATAAGTTCTTCGAGCTGTTCCGTTCGATGTTCCGAATTTCCTTGCGGATGTCGTTTTCAGAAACGTCATCGTCAAGTTGCAATCCTTGGCCCTTGAGGTTTTCAATGACCTGATATAGACCGTCATCCATGAGCAAATCTTTTTGATCCTCGACAAAATCAAGTCGCGCTTCTTCGAGCGTAACCAAGTCATCCAGCTCCTTATTGGAGTTGATATTGCCGAGGGGATTTGCTCCCGGTTGAACCGGTTGTGGGGCTTTAGCTTTCGCTTCCAGCTCTGCAACCTTGTCAGCCAAGTCGTCTCGCTCCTCTTCCGCCGTGCGTAATTTTCGAGTAAACCGATCAATGCGCTTCTGATACCAATCAGGCGCGTCGGCGTTCTCTACTTCATCCTGAGAAAGATCCTGATCTTCCCTTTCAGCGGCAGGAGGTTCTTCTTCTCCAGCCTCATCCGGTTCTGCCTCTTCTCCACTCGGAGAAGGGTCTGATCCATCCTCTGCACCGCCTAATCCCTGAACCAGTAACTGATCCAAATCAGGCAGTTGGTCTGCATCGTGACCTGATGCGGTTCCGGCTTCTTTATCGTGGCTATCCGCCGCCACACTTTCGTCGTTATCCATGCTAAATTTTTAATACCCGCAAGTAGGTAGACATCGCTTTGGGTGCGAAGAACCCGCTCCTGTTATATCGCTGAAACAAGCCCTTGGTTATATCAATTACCTGGTTATCGGGCTGATAAGTATAATAAGAAAAATAAGAAGAATTTAGTTAGATATAATGGTGTTGACCGAAACCCGAAAAACAGTGTCAACCGTTTTTTTTAATTTTTTATTTCCTAACAACTAGAAACTTTTGAAGCTCGAAAACCCCCGATTCCCAGATTTTTGAAAACCTAATATGTTATAATGTCTCCTTTGCTATCCGGAAAGGAGGTGATAAAAATGAAAATTGAGAAGTCTAAAAAGCTACCAGACGAATACCAAGTACGCTGGAAAAAAGAGATTCCAGATAAGTCTCGAATGAAGTTTGACTATTGCAAAGCTCGTCATGCGGCTGAAGCGTTTCGGATTTTCCGAAAGCAGAAGCGTAAAGGCAAAGAGGATATTGTGATCGTTCGCTATAATTGCGAAGCGCACCTCATCCCTATGATTGGCTGGTGTCCGTTTCTTAATGAAACTGGACGCAACCATTCAGGCAAACCCGGCGATTGGAAATCGTCCGAGTAAAACCGAGGGATACTAAACAAGCAGCCCCGGCACCGAAAGGTGCGCGGGGTTTTTTATTCTATCTTTGCTTTCCGGAGGTCGTCGATTCGTTCGAGTAGGAGTTGCAACGAATAAACATACCCGGCATTCCAGTGCCGATCATCTGAGCTTTGTGCCGGAGTCACCAGCGCATCCACTCCCAATCTTATCTGATGTTCAAACAGTTGCTTCAACGCAATGTAAGTTACGTTGTCATCTGTCAGGTTTTTTATTGCAGTCGTTAGTTGTTGTTCGTTCAGGCCCATAAATTAGTATCCACCTTCTCGTCCGCCGCCGACCGGCTGAACGCCGACCCGGCCTACCTCTGCGTTCTGCCTTTGCGTAACAGAATGCTGCAAGTTCTGGCTGTAGTTCTGAACCAGATCCGCAAACCTTTCGTCTCCACCCTCCTGCATCATTTCCTGATACTTCGGATTGTTTCCAATGATCTGTTCCATGAACTTCATCTTCATCTCGGCAGTCGGATCGTTCTCAACATATTGCGGTTCGTTGCCCAAGGCCATGAAGCCAATGTCAGAGTTGACCTTCTCGAACGCCTGTTGCGTTGCACCGGTCTTGTCCTGCACAACCATGTCGGCCAGTACCGGGTCGATCAGTGTCGCCTTGAACTTGGTATAGGCAGCTCGATCAATTACGCCTGCCGTGTCTTCCGGCAGAACAAACTGACTCATGGCCTGCAACTTGGCGGACATATAATCCTGATCCATTTCTCGAACATCGAACACCGTCCGGAAATCGTAATTGCCCTGAATCTCTGCCGACGACTTCGGAAGGGCAACCTCCTTGCCAGCTATCCGCGCCAGCTCTTCGTCACTGACGAATTCCTGAATCAACTTGAATATCATCGTGAACGCTTCCGACCAGCATGACATGTAAGTGTCAACCATGGCCTGACGCCTGAGAGCCGCCGTTGTCGGATCCCCGTTCGGTGTTACCCGGCCAAAGTAGTCATCCGCCTGACGCTCGACATACTCGATGATCGACAAGCTCTCCGCCGGGTTGGATCGTGGAGGATCCAGATAGCGAACCTCGCCCTGCCTCATCTCCGCAATTGCCGTTCCCGGCTTGAACTCATAGTTGGATCCGGATCGAGCCGCATGAACTATAGGCGGATTTATTATCAGGCTTGCGCGGTCACTCAACATGTCGCGCTGGGTCTTGATCTCGTCCTGCCATGTCATGCAGATTTCCGAAACTCCTCGACTGTCAACGAACTTGCGAGCTACCGATTCGCGTCTGTAAGCCACGAACGGATACGATCCCGCCAAGTAGTCCAGCATCTCCTTTTTGCCCGTAGCATCCGTGATATGCGGCGTGAAAACACAACAGTGAATTCCCGGCATACCATCCTCATCCAGCTCACGGTAATAAGCATAAACAATTTCATACAACCCCTCCTGCTGCCCGGTGTCGTTTGTGAACTGGGTGTATGTGTCCTGATAAACCATCCCCGGTTGCGACTTGGTAGCCACAACCCGCTCCACCCACTTCTCATCGAAGTCACCCTGACGCATCTGCACCTCGGTCATCCATACCCGCCGGAAACAAAACCTCGCATCCTGAAGGTCTATAGTTTCGGGCGGTACAAAGAAGTCGTCATCCAATCGCAAAGCCGAAACTTGAGGCGTGTTCTTGGTTACCTCGGCAACCGGGATCTCGGTGACGCCGTTGTTTCGCAACTCCTTGATGCCTCGCTTGGCAGTGTTGCGCCTGACATCCATCAGTGCCGCGACAACCTCGACGGCTGCATCCTCCTGATCAGGATCCATGATCATCTGGGGGAGGTTAGCCTCGGCGGATTGCGGGTCAGCTTCCTGAGAGAACGCAACAACATCCTCCATGGTTACCGGCTTCTTGGCCTTGGTTTCCTCCTTCTCCCAACCAACCTGAAGAATGCCGACGCCGTACTGCTGACCATAGTTGGCCAGCAAGTGTGCCTCATGCCGCATCTCGTTCATCAGCTTGTTCTCCTTGTAGTACTTCAGGAGGGTTGTCACCAATGCCGATTGCGAGCCGTCACCGCTCTCTGTAGGGCTTGCTCGAAGTGTTCCGCGCTGGAATGCCGTCGTCATTACGTCGGCGTTCTCACTGATGATTGTGTCAGCCAGCCTAACCCTTACGTCAGCCGCCCCGTCCCAAGGGAAAACTTTCTTGTTGGAATGCTGATACTGGTGCTTACGGCCATCGTCAGTCTGCCCGTTCCATCTACTAAACCGAATACTGTCCGCCTTGTACCATGTGGTGTAGGTGTTGTTGAAACCCCCGGCTCGACTGTATTCCGACGCGATTTGTTTTACGTCTATTTTTGACATAACAATTTCTCCATGAATTCAGCTAATTGCTGTTTTATAAATTTTCTTTTCCTGTGAACCGGAATAACGGTTCGTAGCTTCCCGGCATCTGCAAGATGCTGAAGCTCCTTTATGGTCAGGCCGCTAAACTCTGACGCATCCTTAAACGATAATAGTTTTGGAAAGGTTGCCATTAATATGCTCCGCCTCCCTTTGATCCGACCATGTCGGTCGATACCAAAAGATTCTCTTCTTGTATAACGTAGCGGCAACAATCAATCGGATCCTTGCTCGCCCCGTGTTCCTTGTCCGCTCCCGTCCACTCGCGCAGCGAGTAGATTAAATTTTTGCATGCATCACTGACAAACATCCTCGGCTTGTTGTCGTCCAGCATCGGCTTGTGTTGGTCAAAGTACAGCATGTCGTTTATCAGGGTAACACCCTCCTCGATCTTGGCACCCGAAGCCTGATCAAACCAAAGCCCGTCCTCGCCCAGCTTCAGCTCGTCCATTATCTCCCGGCCATCCATCGACTTGGCCCGTCCAGCTCGCGGATCTATCAGCCTCTGGAATATCGGCTCCCCCTGTTCCAGATCCAGAATGATGCGCTTGTATTCAGCTATACTGTTGGCACCTCCGCCAGCCCTCTGGGCAGGGCCGGGTTGGCCGTCCAGCTTGGCACCGGGCAGACTCCATTCACCCATACTATAATCTGGCCACTCCCGATAGAAATACACCCGGCCATCTACAGCTCTGGCCCATAAGAAAAACCAGTTACGCGAACCAGCCGGATCCGTAACCATGAAGTTTTGCCCCCCCGTTGGTATATCTGCATGATTAATTATATGGTCATCACCGAATCGCGGAAAGGCGTTGCCAACAGAACTGTCCGCCCAGCCATAGGCACGGATCTTTATGTCGCTCGAATGTGCGCCTGAGATGCGCTTCACAAGCTCCTTGTAAGGGTTGTAGGGGTTGAACAGGGTGAAGAACCAAATGGCCGCTGTCTTCTCTTTATGCCCCCGCATGATGTAGGGCATCTTGCCCTTCGGGCCAGCCGCCATGTTGACTCCCGGCAACAGCTCCGAGTCAGCCCACTCGGTCACCTCTCCGCCTGAAACAAAATCCTTCACAACAGGAGTCATGCCCTCAATCGGAGTGAACGACAAAAGCAGCTTTCCGGATCTCGTCACAAGCCTAAACCGGATCGTGTCCAGCAACGCTTTCGGTATCAGCTCGTCAGCCCAGCAATAATCCAGCTCCAGACCCTCGACCGTCCTCGGATCCTGTGAGTAATGCATACACCACAACTGGCTCCGGTTCGGCATGATGAACGTCGATTCAGTGAAGCCATTCTTTTGCGTGTAGCTTACGTTGGCTATCGTCGAGCGGATCTTTCGGCCCTTCAGTTCGCTGGGCAGATACTTGTACAGCACCGGCTGCTGCGTCTGTAGCGAACTCTGGTGCGTCGTATGAAAAGCCACTATCCGAGTGTCCGGTTTTTCCAACAATTTCTTGATGCAAAACTTTGCACAAAATTCAGTCTTGCCACTACGGTTGCCGCCTGAGATCAGGATGGCATCGTTCTTCTCGACCAGCTCCTCCGCATCCTTCCAGTGGAACGGCTCGTAGCCATGGTTGTATGGGTCATTCCGCTCAAGGCCAATCTTGGTGCCTCTGGCCTGCAACGCTTCACGCAGCTTCTTCTCGCCGTCCTTCTCCTTCAGGATCAGCTTTGCATCCTCCTGCGTTATCGTTCGATAAACAGGATGCGGCTCGTATGCGTACTTCTCCCAGCTCAAAACTTTTTCAGGTTGCCCTGCGTGATTGCGTAAACCTCCCGGCCATGTAGATCCACCAGATTCTTCTCAACAAAAATATCAGCCTTCTCCGCATACCCAACCATCCGGAATTTCGGAACCCGGCCAATGACCAGAACGTAGTGCGTCGTCTCCGACTCAACCTTGTCAGGATTCACCAACAGCCTGCCGTCAGGATAATGAGTCTGCTTTATGTCAACCTTGTTGCCGTCACTCGTCAGGCAGTCATAGGTCAACTTCTGGGGGCTTATGGAAAAGTCCGGATACAGATTCTGGAACTTACAAAACGCCACCTCTGCCGCCATCCCATCAATGTCCATCCTCGAAGGATCCAGATCACCCTTCTTCCGATCCACAACCCCGGCAGCTCGGTTGACGCTGTTCCTCAACAGGCCAAGCATCGTCGCCATCAGGATCTCGCCGTTGTCCAGTTCAACTTCCATATCAAAAAAAGAAAAACTTCTTTCTAGGTAAAAGATCCTCCGGATTCTTTTCCGCCCTATCCCTTGCCACATCAAGCTGTGCCTGAGTGAACAAATAAGGAAGGTTCTCTAGGAACGTAAAAACGTAATTCCTAGACGCACCGAACTTGCCAGCCTTGTTCTTAACACTAACAAGCCTGCCCCTGCTTACCCTGTTCTTTTTAGACGACATGATCCAACTTTCCTCCCCTGTCCACGGTTTCCCTTGTAGCCTCAAGATCCTCGATGTTTTTCTCATCAACTATCTTGTCAGCCTGCGCTATCCGGAACGCCTGCACATAGTGCCACATGTCGATTATCTCCTCCTCTACATGATCCAGAAAAAACCCAAGAGCCTTGCTCTTGCTCATCAGGCATCCTCCGTGTTCGTTCTGACCACTCATGTACTTATTGAACGCTTTGTCTACAAAGCGATTCACCGACGTATGGGCTATGTCTTCAGGCGTCATAGTAAATTCTTCCACCAACGAAACGCACTTGGGTTGCCCTTCCATAACGTGCAAAGCCCGGTTGCGATTCGTCTGCTTATCTGCTCCTCTTTCGTCCAATCAACACCCATCGCATGACCAACAGCGTGGATGCACTCATGCAAAAACGTGTCCGCCTTCGACTCGTCAGCCAACCCCCCATAAACCACAATCGTCTGGTTATCGAAATCGCACCAACCATCAGCCTCCGCCGCAACCCGGTCTGTCTTCGAGCAAAACTCAACCTTGTAAGTCAGGTTCAAAATCTTGATGCGTTTCGGGGGCTGGATCCTCATCTGCAAACATCCTTACAATCGAGCCTCTCAAGAATAGTATTCAAAACAGAAAACTCCTTACGCTGATCTTCGCCAAAGTGCTGGGAAGCCCTCATCCATGTAGCCTCCACCCAATCATCCCTCTCGCTCTCGGTAGGCATCCGCTGCGACTTCATGTCGATCCGCTTACCGTTCACTTTCACAATGAAGTCTGGAGCGTTATCAAAACTAAAATACCAAGTCTTTTTCACTTCCAGTATCCCGGCCTTCGAGGCGCAGGGCCATGCACAATAAATCCGTTAGCGTTCTCCTTGAACTTTATCGGACACAACTCGCTCCTGCCATTAGGCATGTACAAATCAGCATTCTTAACCCTAACAATATGCCGACCATCAACCTCCACTATCCGCTTGTTCCGGAACCGCCAGTTCGTCACCTTGCCACTAATCACCACCGGCTCGTTCACATCACCCTCGTAGTCGTCCGGAATTAGCTCCTGCGAGACTTTCTTAATCCCCGAAGGTAAGTACACCACCCGGTTGTGCTGACCCCTCTCGTAGTCTTCCCCAAGTTTGAGGATCCGGTTCCGGATTTTTTTCACCGTCTCCCGGCATACCCCCAAGTCGTTAGCTAAATCTACTTCGCTCATTTTAAAAAAATTCAGGACAAGATTTTCCAATGAGTTTGCCGGGAGGTAACGGAAGCATCTTCCTGCCTCGATGGTCGTTGTTCACTTTAACCTCCCTATAGGCATCTTCCTTGTGGATTTCCCAAATCTCCTTGAGAAGCCCATTTATCCCTTGCCGTGTAAAATAATCTGTCTTCATTACATGCTGCCACTTTTCCGGATCATCCCGGTGCGGCTTAACATCAAACCTGTACCCAAAACCCAGCTTTGCCTCCGACTTGAGATTTTCAATCCGGTTGGCCAAGTGTAGAATTTCCATACTCATTTCACTCTGGTCTTGCCTTCACCACTAAAATCCCGGCGCAATGTCCGCGCATTCTTCCACTGCTTCTGAAGGGCCAGATACAAAGCCTCTCCCCGAAGCTCGGTCTTCTTTTTGCTGGCTTCAGATTTTTTCATATACTCAAAAGAACCGAGCCAAATGCCTCATGGGAGCGTGTTGTGTGAAGTTAGCATCAAACATGTAAACTGCCCCTGTGGGAGAGGGCTTGAGGGGAGGCACCTAGCTCGGTAAAGCCCCTTTTTGTAAAATTTTCTATGCATGGTAATGAATATTAGGAAGGAACGGCGACGGTCTGACCGACCCCCCTCCCCCCCACTCTATGTTGTGGTCTGGAGAAAAAGCAACCACAAGATGTAGTGGTTAGTACAATTGGTCAAATCGTCAGTGTTACAAGGAGGTGTTACAGCGATCCGGTAAAGCACTGTAAACAAAGCACTTACCGATACTAAAGGAGACAATTCAGTGTTCTGACACTTCAATAACCTTGGCCTTTGGCAGCTTGTTTAGGAGATCCTCGACACTTTCTTGGGATAGCTTAACGTGTTCATGGCGAATGGTTTGTGTTTCTCCCCGAATTTGGGCTGACTTTTCAATACTTATGCCCATGACAATCGATTTAGTTTTCGGATCAACACTCCCAGTTTCCAGATCATTCATCAAGCTATCGGCACATTGCTCGGAGATATAGTCGAGCTTTCTGGCCATCCTCTGCTTGTGGTTTGGGATGAGGTTCAGGTGCCTCTCTCTGATGCCTTGTAGGGTGTTGAAGCCTACTCCACTGAACTCTGCCACTGCACTGATTGTGGCACCGTCTCGGAACATCTGGAGGCATTGCCGGTACAGCACCGGATCGACCTTCATTCCTCTACCAGCATCGGGAGGGCCGGGTAGGTTGGCCAGTTCGGCTGGTAGGTGTTGGTTTGGTTTCTTGGGCTTCGGCTTGGGCCGAGCTTCTTTCTGTTTAGGCGTCATATCTTTTACAGTATTGTTTGTGTATCTCTAATTGCTCTGCGAGCCTGATAGCTTCCGGATCCTTGTCCCTGAGAGACTCTCCAAGCCCGATCAAGGCGCACCTGACTTCGGAGAGCCATGGCCTGTTTTGGGCTAGAATGCCCTTTCCGTATGAAATCCAGTATTTAGTTGTCCCATATTTGCGTTGTAAGGGCTTTTTATTTCCGCCGAGGGTCATAGTCCCATGGCAATTGGCTTTAGCTCCTTGCGCCTGTCCTTGAGCTTCCTGAAGGCGGCTAGGTGTTTCTTGTCAACGCCTGACCAAGTATATCCACCACCGGGACAGGGGTAGGCGTGAGTCTCTTTGATTTGCTTCATCTCTGCCTCGACAAGTGCCAGTTGCTTCTGGGCTTCCCAGTCGGACATGGTAGTGCTGGGTGAGGATCCAGATTGCGAACCGGTCACTGCCCAAGTGTCAGGCTCATCGAGGTAGCGGCCTTGGTTGTACCAAGTTGCGGGATGAGGAGTGAATTCGAGAGGCTGACCTTCTCTGGCTTTGGCGTAGGCTTTGGTCTTCTCCAGAATGAATTTGTAACCATGGTCATGCATGGCTTCGCGGATCCGTTTGATGGCGGCTTTTTTACCTACCCTTCGAGGGTATAAACCGAACACCTCTTCGATCTGAGCAATATATACTCTTTTAGTTTTAGTTTTAGTTTTAAGATGGCTGGAGGATTCGCAGGAGGATACACTGGAGCTTTCACTGGAGGATTCACTGGAAATATTCCAGTGTATGGCATTTAGGGTAATAGAATTAGGGGTATTCTTGCACCCTCTTTTTACCGAAATTAGGCCACTTTTTACCAACACTTTGCGACACTTTATTAATGTCTTCTCGTCGCACTGAACGAGGGCTGCGAGTTGTTGGTTGGTTGCCCCGAAAGGGTTCTTCCAGCCGAGCCTGTTGGACATGTTGAGAAGGCCAAAGTAGAGACGGGTTGCGTTGGACGGGAACGAGTATTCCAAGTCCACATGCCAGAAGCCGTTGACCAACTCAATGTAGTTCACACTGCTTCAATGTAAGCCAGCTCGGCTTGGAACCGAAACTTGGCGTCACTGAGTTCGTTCCTTAAACGCTTCAGTTCAGGATCCTTTAGGTCTGCAATGTAATGGTTTAAATTATCACTCGCCTTGTTCATCTTAATCCGCGCCTTGTTAGCTGATGCCCAATTAGGATCAGTCAACATCTTTTTAGTATCCTTGTTGTTCATCACCTCTTGTAGATCTTCAGAAACTCGGCAACGCTCAACTTGGAAGCCTTGAAGTCGCGAAGCATTGACTCCTCCTTGGGGTCTTGAGGATCGTAGTGACCCTCAAGAACCTTTTTGCGGATGCCGTAGGCCAGCTTGGCGTTGACAGTGCCAAGATCCTTATCGTAATTAGGCCAATCACCGATTTGGTCTACCTCTTTTGATCCCATGCCTGTCATGCTAATTTCTCCAGCTCCTGAATTGGGTAATAGTTTTTTGTCCAGCACCACAACGCATGGAGGTTGACAAACATTCGGTAGCCCTCGGACTGTTCCTCGTCAGTCCAAAGTTTCTCGAAACAGTCAGTTGGCTCGACCGTGTTGATGACGACCGACAGGCAGCGCGGACGGTAGTCGATGCATTCACTGTAGGCTGCGAGTTGCAGGATCCATTTCTCGTAATAGTTTGGCCGGAATCCCTTCTTCAGCTTGCGACATTTCTGGGTCTTAAAATCAACCAGAACCAAGCCGTGTTCCTGATGGTTGATCAATGCATCAGCTCGACCGCCGTAACCGATCTCCTTGTTGATGAGGATCTCTTCAGTCCATTTCTTTGAGATGACGTTGGCCTTCATCCACTCGTCCACCTTAACGAGCGTAGGGTCGTCCCTGTTCCACTCTTTGTTGTTCAGCATGGCTTCGGCTCCGGCATGAACTTCGGTGCCTCTGTCGGCTGCTTTTGTGACGGCTGATTTGCTGTCTTGAATTACAGCCTTGGCTATCGCCTCAACGTCGCCGTCGTACTTGGCCAGCTCTGATTCCGGCATGGTCAGGCAAGCCTCCAAGATCTGTTGTTGTTTCCACAACTCCAGACCGGGAGATGCAAGCATCGAGTTGATCGAGCTGGGTGAGGGGAGCAGGCACTCCTTGCGAGCGTCCCTGAGTGTCTTGCCGTAAGCAGTCTGACCGTCAACGGTGTACCAATGACTGCTGTCGTATTGTTTTATAAGTGGGTTAGTAATAAGCATAAATAAATCTCCTTGAGTTAAGAAAAGAAGGGGAGACTTTCGCCTCCCCTTCTGTATCAGAACGGTGCCTTAACTGGCTCTGTCTTTTCAGCCTCTTGGGGAGAGGCTTGCGGGGTTGGAGTTTCGTCGGTTTTAGGCTCCTTGTCCTTGTTCCGAACGTAGTGACCGGAAGGCTTCATGGCTTCCCCTGTCTCCTTGATTGCGAAATCAATGAGCTGGCGAGGGCCGCTTCCGAAGTCCTTGTGTATGATGTTGAGTTGGCAAGGAACACCGATCAATGTTTCAGTGTCGAACTTTGCCCTTTCACCGTCAGTGAACGGACGACCACGCCAGCGTTCCAAGAACACCCGAAGCGTTGCACGTTCGTGGATGCTTGCCGTGAACTTCTTACGAATGGACAACGGCTTGTCGTCCTCTGGCGTGTTCTGATCCAGCTCGAAACCAAGCCATATCGTGTCCCGTTTCTTGACCGTGTCCGGAACACCCATCCACACGCCGTCATCACGCTTGATGATGCCTGCTGCAACGATTTGCTCCTCGGTCAGCCTATCACCGGTATCCCGGTTGAGGAATTCAGTGATGCCCTCGAACTGATCGACGCACACTGCCTGATGCAGACCTTGGTCTGCTAATATGTAGTCCCTGTCGTACTGTTTTTTTTCTGTTAGTATCATGGTTTTGTTTCTATGTTTTTCTCGCGAGGTTTAGTATCCCTCGTTTTGCGTGGAGTCAGCCCTTTCGGGGGCTGGCTCTTTTTCTTGTGTGGAAATTACGAACTCCCGCACAAAATTCATTAAGTCATCCATCTTCAGGACGGCTACCCAGTCCGAATGATTCTCTCTCCATGCAACGACCGGAACCTGACCCGGCTCGGCGTCGGCTATGGCTTGGCTCAAGGCTTTGCGGATCTGAAGTTTCTCGACCCGCTTAACCTCGAAGTGGATTGGCAGATCCGGACAAAGAACGTCAGGTGCTGCGTGGCCTGACTTGTCGCGTCCGGCGTTCTGGCATCCTCGAATGGCATCCCATCCCTGTTCGCGAATGAAGCTGGCGAATTCCCGCTCGCCCCTTGCACCTTTTTTTTGTCCGTTAATTGTCATTGCAAATACATGTGAGCGTTAATTGGGTTGTCCTTGATCATCCGCCATAGAGACTTCGCCTCGATGCGGACACGGGTGTTGACCTTGATGCCTGTCAGCCTGCCTTCGCGGAGATATGTATCGACCGTTCGGGTTGTCACCCGCAAGTGGTCGCTAACTTCCTGCCGGGTTAGATATTTTTTCGGAAACATCTTCTTTGAATTCCTTGTATTCTTTTACGACATCAGGATAAACGTCCATCATCCCATCCATCACACTCACGTTGTGCATTACGGATCCATGGTCACGCTGCATGAATGCCCCAATCCGGTTGTAGCTGAACCCCAGCTCGCGAAGTACCTTGCTCACCATGCGCCGAAGCATGACGACCTTTGGCTTGTTGCGAGGGCGGTCAACGACCTCTCCCCAATCGACTCCATACCGTTCAAGAGCCACCAGCGTCAGTGCCTCTACCGGCGGAGTCATCTCCTTGTTTACGAGCTGCTCGAAGCCCAACAGCATGGCGCGTATATCAGATGGTTGCCGCATTCTTTTTCTCCTTTTCTTTTTCCTCCTCCAGACCGATTGCCCATGCAATGAATGCTCCTGCCACAACCCCGATCTTCATGCCCCGCTTGGCGCACCAAGCCTTGAGGTCAGCGTGAACGCCGTCGTCAATTACGACCGCCTTGAGTTTTTTTGTTTTGCGTTTTTTCATTCGTCTATTCGATGGCTATTCAGTGTCTAGACACCTATGGCCAAAAAAAAAGGCTAAAGTCTTTCGACTTCGCCTCCGTAATCCTCATCGGTTCCGAACCCTGCGCTTGCCAGTGCATTAGAGTCAGCCTCAATGTCTGTCATTCTGTCGTCAACTTCCTCGTCCGGCTCTTTAGTTGCTTCAAGCAACCGCTCGACCAGTGAAACGAGCCGTTCCAAATGATCGCGATTCAAAGCCGCTATACCCTCCAGCCGCACGATTCGTTTGTGAAGTTCACAAACATGGTTCTCCAACTCGACTTCTGATTTATTGCTCATGGTTAGTTTGCTGCCGGTAAACCCTGATTTGATTTCTTGTTCTGTAGTTCAAGATGCCACTTGTCCAGATTCGGATGATCACCGTCATGCATTATTTTCAAGAAGCCATCTATGCGGCGAGTCGTGCCTTTTTCTAGAAAAAACTCCCAGTCAGCCAAAGTTAGAAGTTTGGGGTCGTCTTCGAGCAACGCACATAATTTGCTATGTGAATGCCACAACCAGTTATTTTGACTCTCGGCTATATCGGCGCGGCGAGTCTCTTTTTCGAGGTTGTCTCGGACTTCAAAAAACCAAACACCATTGTACCAAGCTGTAACCGAGGCGCACAAAACCCATTGTAAAGCTGAAAGTACAATTGCTTGTTTCAGCGTTAATATCCCCCGAACGCGCTTATTCGTATCCTCACTTTGTTTATAATGTGAAGTGCGAAGTGTAGTATCAACGTACTCGCGAGTGGCACGTTCCCCTTCGTTGTTTCCTTTTTTATCCATCGTTTCGTTTTCTATATTTTGTCTTCCCGAATGTTTGCATCCGGATTGTTTTTTTCAATGTGGTGCCGGGTCAACCGCTTTATCAAAGTAGTTAGGGTCAAGCCCTCCTTGTCGGCTTGTTTTTTGAGAAGATCGATATTGCACTCCCATTCGTAAATGCAAATTCCCTTCTTATCTTTGTGTCGGTTTCCCATGACCTCGCTCAAGACGGTGACTACTCACTGTCTGAATGCAAACAATTATTTTAATATTTTTTTAAAAAAGGGGTTGCACTGTAACATTTACCCTGATAATCGTCTCCCCGTCTTGACTGTCTAGACACTGAATAGCAACCATATAGAAACACGCAAAACTGAAAGGATACTAAAGAAAATGACCATAAATACAGAAATCAACAAGATCGCGAAGCCGACGTTCACCTACATAAAGCATGATCGTAGCACCAGCGTTACTGCGAAATTTCGCGGAAACCAAATTGTGTTCAGTCTACGGAATCGACCCGGTACGCCGAACTATCAGGCGTTCAAAAAGATCCGCAACAAGCCCTACCCGAAGTCCACTGGAACCGCTAACATAGAGGTTGCAGCCGAGAAGGGAGCCGAGCTGTATGCGAAGATCCTGAACACTCCATGGACTGACGCTGCCAAGGACGTTGTCATCAAGGAGCGGAAGAACTGGTCGTCGGTGCAGGACTGCATCGATGCTTTCGAGCTGGCTTGTGAAGGCAAGAAGATCATCACCAAGAAAAACAAGCCGCTAGGCGACAAGTCTGTCTCCGATTACCCGGCGGCGGTTCGGTTGGTTCTCGGCTTCGGTAACGACCCATCCATCAAGGGTGTTCCTACCGCCGTGACGGATGCCCTCCGGAAGATCCCGCTGTCAGTACTGGGCGAGATCGTTGACGGCGACAAGTGCAAGGTCTTCGAGGTGTACCGCCGGAAGGTCTTGAGCGACGGTAACGGATCTGTTTTGACATGCGGCCCAAGCTACGAGTCGAAGGCTGCTACCTTCAACTCGAATCTGTCCAAGGCCAAGGCGTTGTTTAGCGACAACGTCGTCACTGTTGCCTACGGTAAGTTGACTATACCGAAAAAAGCCATCGAGGTGTTCCGGTCTACCAACAAGTGCGGCGTGGACACTAACAAGTGCTATCAGGCACCGCCTACCGAGGTTGTGACTGAAGTTGATGACCGTGTCATCGCGCTTCGCGACGGTACTGACTTCAGCATCAACAACGCCTCCACTGACGACCTTTGGAACCATATTGCGAAGTACTTCATCGCTCGCCTGTCCGGCCTGCGTAAGGACGAGATCAACCACCTCTCTTTCGACTCCTTCAAGATCGTTGACAAGGTTGCCCGTAACGCCCTCACAAACGAGATCACGAAAGTCTCGGTGCCGGTCGTTCAGGTTCGCACCACTGACCCTTACAAGGTTGGGTCTTTCGAGCAACCCGCATGGGAGGCGAAGGGCAAGACAAGGCGGGACGTACAGATCCCTCGTTGGCTGCACGATTGGTTTAAGGCCGAGCAGAAGCGTCGTAAGGCTCCCAAATCTGAACGCATCTTTCGCGGTCAGCACCGTTGGGCTGTGGCGTCACTGGACAAGCTCCACGATGAGTGGTGGAACGAGGAGTTGCTGTACGGTCTGGACGCATGTGACTACTTCAAGAAGCGGTTACATGAGCTTCGGGCCTTGTTCGGATCCGAGGTCGTCACTAACACCGGCTCCATGCACGCAGCCCAGCTCGCGCTTGGCCATCAGAACATCTCCACTACGGAGAAGCACTACGCCAACCTTCTGGTTGACTTTAACTTCAACCTAACTATCGGAGCCTGATTCAGGCTCTTCCCTTCAGCCCTCCCTTCGGGGAGAGTTGATGGGAGGAATTCCCCTCCACGCAAAACGAAAGGTACTAAACATGGTAGAACTAATAGAAACCCAACTAGCAGCCATCACGGCGGCGAACTTGGTGAAGGCAAGCCACCTGAATTTAAACACTGGCTTGCGGAGTGGTGAGGTTACTCGCCTGAACGAAACCTCGAAGTACATAACGCTGATCAACAAGATTGGCCGTGCTTCGCGGGAACTGGAGCTGGCCCGTAAGAAAGTAGCTTACAATCTGGCCAACGCTGACGATGGATTTAAGACCGGCAATTCAGATTGGCTGATCCTTTCACTCCACCGTGCAGAAAACGCGCTGAAGGGCGTTACAGAGCAAGCCAAGGCCATCAAGGCGGCAGTGGAGGAGGGTCATGCACTCTAAACTCGACAAACCGTTCTTTTGGTTCACCACTATCGGCTACGTCCTGATAGTGGGGCTTCTCTTTTACGGATCATTAACCAAGAAAGTAATCATCAACCAACCAACACATAATGTCGCGATTAAATAAGAAACGAATGATCGAATTCATTACGCCGACAGAGGCTGTGAATTACGATCCCAAAGACGGTGCCAAGTATGGCTGGATCATCACCGAGGATCACATTCACGGTAGGCAAAAGTCGGATGTAGGCACAATCGGGCCGAGCAACTGCTCCGGTGAGATCGAGGAACTACTAGTGTCAAAGCTCGATCAATCTAGTGAAGAAAGTTTGTGGAGCATGGACAAGTTCCAGATGCTGGACGGGAATGGCGAGTTGTACTACGTCGGCTGGATTGCCGGTGAGTACGATTTGACGGAGCCGCTGGACGATTTCGGAACACCGAACGCCGGGGCTATCTACCTCAAGGTTTTGGAAAAAGACGGCTCTTGGTCGTCGGCAGTGGAGGCATTTTGAAAATCAAGGTAACAGTAACACGGAAGCTCGTTGAGCAGACCGACTTGGTTGTCGAAATCGATCCAATATCAGACCCTTGTCCTTTCGACATGACATGGAAGGACAATGTGGCTGAACAAATCGAAGACGACCCTAACCTTGATCAGTTGCTTGAAGGAAAGCATTGGGATCTGGTTGAAGTGGATAATTCATTTCCAAGGATCGCCCCGTCATCGGTGGAGGTGGTGGAATAATGCCAGCCCTAGATCAACTCCAGTACACCGAGACTTACGAGGGCGGTCACCGCTACCACTTCATCGGGAAGTGTCGCGTGACAGGCAAGGATTGGACAGTGTCGGTGCCGGGACAGGAGCTGTTCCAGTACCGGCGCGGCAAGCTCATTCAGGATGCCCTCAAGTCAGTTTCCAATGAGGACAGGGAATTTCTGATCACCGGAATCAGCCCCGAAGGCTGGGAACAGAAATTTGGCACCGGTAGCTCAACTGGATAGAGCGACGGACTTCTAATCCGTAGGTTGTAGGTTCAAGTCCTACCCGGTGTACCACTTCAAAGCCCCCCTAACCGGGGGCTTTTTCCGTTTCCGCCTCCGCCCTAGGGTTTCGCGGACGCCGGAAACGGAAAGTGTTACAATGTAACACAAACTCGGATTCTGCCTTTTCAGACAACTTCTACTAACTTCAATGGACAAGTATTAATAAGCCTGTAAACAAAGGGTGAAGAAGTCTTTTCTTTGTTTATTTATTAAGGTCTAAAAAACGTAGGGAGACAACTTGTGATTCGGTTCCTTTAGCACTTTAAGCCTTTGTTTGCAGTGGTTGTAAATTCACTGTAACACTTTGCAACACTTATTCGGGTTCAGGTTCCGAATTCTGGATAACTATTTGCAACTTGTGAACTTCTAGTGCGCCGACAATTTCACCCATGGTTATCTTCCCAGACCAGCTCTGAATCAGGTCAGCCAGTTGGTCAGCAAAGTCCGGCTCCGGTATCCGGCTGTCGTTCAGGTCAATTCCAATCATCGGATCTGGAGGCTCCGCTTCTTTCGCTTGGGCGGTTCGAGCTGGTCAAGGTACAGCCTCCGGTCAACCGACTTCAGGTTGAAGCCTCCGAACTTGGCTCCGGTCTGCCAAAGCTCCTGTTTCCGAATATTGGCATCAGGCACCACTCCCAAGCGGAGGTTGCCGTTGTGATCGTAGTACTGGCCTGCCGAGCTGGTATCCAACTTCTGCCTAGCCTCGCTCCGTACCCGCCTGCTCTTGGCCGTCTGGTTTGTTGACATTGAGCTTCTGCTGACGTTCTCCACCTTCCCGCCGGGAGGTAGAGGTTCAACAGCTCCTAACGCCGTCAGCACCCTGTCAACGGCTCCGCCTGCATGGCCCTGCCTGATGGCTTCCCATGCGCCGGGGTCGTAACCGATCTGCTTGCTGCCGGTTCGCCTCCGGTGGATTGGATCCACCATCAGTGAAAACTCATCGAACTGACGCTTGCCGGGAACGAAGGAGGACAACGCCGCCTCGGTCAGGTAGAAAGAGAACGGGACAGTGGCTCCGTATGGATCCAGTGCCGGTCGCTCCGGTTGGCCGGAATCCATCGACTTGAGGGAGGCTATTGCCTTCGAGCCAACCTTCAGGCCAGCCCCGATTGTGGTCATGTCGGTTGCCAAGTCTTTAGCCATGCCGAGCCACGTTGCCACTCCATGACCAGCCCCGAACTTCTTACCGTCCTCGATTGCCTGAACGGATGCACCGGCCATGGCGATCATCGGGTAGTTGCGAACCCTCCACCAGAAGTCTTCACCATCACCGTCACCGATCCCAAGTGCCTCGAAATATTTAGACAAGTTGATCCGGTTGCTGGTGATCATCGAGTAGTCGATCTTCTTTGTCTTCACCTCGCCGGTCATCTGGTCACGGTACTTGATTTGGTAGTTGCCAATGTACTGACCTGAATCGTCCTCGTCGTCGCCAGCCATGGCCTTCAGGATGTAATGCAGGGTTGCACCACCCAAGCCCCCGGTAAAGGTCGCCAGCGTCACCACATGGGCCAAGGCGTCCGCCCTCCTGCCGGGAGGCTGCTTTCCGAAAACATTCTTCAAAGCCTTCAGCCGGTCGTATTGCTTGTGAGCATAGTGGTAGCCGAACCTTGGATACTGGAACACCAACCGAGACATGTCCGACCGTGTCAGGTCTTGCAAAAGCTGTGGGCTGTCAGCGTAGTTCAGGAATTCAAACTGGGATTGGTTGACCGCCTCGATCCTCGCGTCTTGAGGTGGGTTCAGCATGTAGCTGTCAACCGAATCCTTGAGGGCTTTGCCTTTCAGTCCCTTGTCCTTCGCACGGCGCACCGCCTGAGACTTCAGGTAGGCGTAGGCCAGCCTCTGCTTGGGCCGTAGATCGATGTTGCCGTAACGGATCGCCTGCAACCCAGCCGCACCTATCTCGCCCTGCTTCAAGTATTCAACCCAGCCAACATCGTAGTTCACCTTCAGGTCAGCCAAGGCTGTTGAATTCTCGAACACCTCGTCCGGAAGTATCTCGTCGATGACCCGGTCGTACTGGGTTTTGAAGCCCATCAGTTGACGGATCCCGGCAGCACGGTGGATGACCATCCCGGCAACAATCCGGCCAGCCTGATCTACGTCCGCCTTGCCCATCGACCGGGTATCTTTCTTGAGCATGAGAGCAGTCCCTCGGAACGCCCGAAAGAAAGCTGCCTCCACTGCAAAATAATCGTTGGTCAGCATGTTAACGACATAGGAGTAGGGATGAACTAGGAAGCCCTGCGTCGAGTTGCGGATGCCCCAGTTCAACGCCCTCATCAGTCGGTTCTGCTGACTGCTATGTGCAAACTTATTTGTGAGCAGCTTCACCAGATCCTTGCGGATTATAAAGTCGGCACCCTTGCGCTTGTAGGCTTCAGCAAGCAGCGCGGAATAGTTCTCTGGGTTGTCCAGCTCCGACAGTCTGGCAGCCGCCTCGCTATGCCCCTCTTCACCCTCCTTGGGGTTGTCGTAATATCGGTAAGCCTTGACCGCCGCCAACAGGTCGTCGATTCCGGATGACAACTTGACGTAGTCTTTCGGAACGCCGTCCTTCGGCATAGGCTCGGTGCCTAGCTCGAA